ACCCCCGGCATACGGGGATGCAAGATTTAACGGTTTTGTATAAAATAGTATGCCAAACCTTTAATTTGGGTGTAGGGTCATGCCCGGCCCTACACCTTTTTTTTAACAAAGGGCTATTATCTAAACAGGAGATAATATTATGTTGGTTAATTACAAGAACGCAAACATGCTTGTTGTCGAAATGGGTAACGGCAAGCAGAAACTCATGCTCGTTCCAGGCATCAATGTCCTCGATGACAAGGTTTGGGAAGGCGCGAAGGCTACTCTTGACGCAAAGATCAAGGACGGAGTTGTCGTTCCCATCTACAAGACCACGAAGAAAGACGGCAAGGAAATCGAAGAGCCGTGCAAGCCCGATGAAATTCCTAACGACAAGCTCGATGGCGTAGTGAACGAAATCCAGTCTGAAGCACAGGCGGACAAGTTTGTCGAAGCCTCCACAAAAGAATCCGTGCGCGCAAAGGGCATGAACCGCAAGAACGCTATCGCCAAGGAACTCAAGGAACGCGAAAGCGAAAACAAGTAATAACGATTGGGAAAGACCATGAGCGTAAATCCTTTGTCTGTTGAACAGTATATCCAGGCCGTGGCTCCTGCATTGATGCAGGACCCGTCTTTGAACGTGTTTATCGAGATGGCGAAGGAACGCACCGACCGCGAATTTTACGGCGTTAAGTACAACCACGCCGTAGCGCTCATGGCTGCCCATATCGCTTTCCTATTGGGTTCTGGAACTCTTGGGGCTGGCTCCGGTAATGCCGAGGGCGGCTCCACGGGATCCATTACTTCCAAGCGTGAAGGCGATTTGTCCGTTTCTTATGGCTCCGGTGCCGTTTCTGCTTCTGCCGGTAATCTTGGCGATGCGGAACTTTCGCAGACCCGCTGGGGCCTAATGCTCATTTCGTTACGCAAGGGTTGCAAGCCGTTCTTTGGCGTTTGCGGCTCAAGGGGCTGCAGATAATGTCCGTTTCGTTCGTAAGCAGGGATTTGGGCAAGGCGAAGATAGAGAGCGAGCTAAAGAAGGCCCGTCGTCTCGTCGCACTTGTCGGTATTCCAAGCGACTCCGAACCCGAAAAGGACTCTGACATCCCGCTTGCGACAATCGCATACATTAACGAAAAGGGCTCGACCGTGAACAAGATACCTCCGCGCCCGTTCATGAAGCAGACTAGGGAGAGGGCTGAACGCGGCAATTTTCCGAAGTTCATGCGCAAGCTGCTGAAAGGACTTTCTAGCGGTTCCGTAACTGCAGAAAAGGCGATAAAGAGACTTGGCGCCGATTACGAAGGGCGCATGAAGGATATATTCATCCACGGCTCGTTTGTCGAAAACGCAGAAAGCACTAAAAGGCGCAAGAAAAGCTCAAGACCTCTTATCGATACCGGCCATTTGCGCCAGTCCATCAAGTACAAGGTGGTAAATCTATGAGCACGCTTTTTCCTAGAACTATATCTATCTTGCGCCGTGTCGGTTCTCGCGTAAACGGCCGTTGGACTTCCGAAGAGACATCAATGAATGTTACAGGCTCCGTACAGCCCGTAAGCGGCAAGGATACGCAGTTTTTGCCGGAAGGCCGACGCGATGTCGGAACGGTAAAGGTCTATTGTAACGAGCGCCTGAACGTAAGTGTTGAGGGGTCTGAAAATTCAGGAGATGTAGTCATTTGGCGAGGAAAGAAATGGGAGGTTTTCCAGGAGCTTGACTTTGCCAACGACATAATCAACCATTACAAGTATCTAGCAGGTTACATCGGGGAGGCTTCCTTATGAGCGTTACAGACAACACTCAACTTTGGGATGTCCTTTATTCGTGGGCAAGCTCAATTTTGACCGGAGTCGAAATAACCGAGAGCCACGAAAACGCACCGACGCCGAGCGGAAACTTTGTCTGCATAGACTATGCAGGGTCTTGGAGACTCGCCGGGACAAACGCTTCACGGATGAACGTGAACGATACTGAACATGTGTCGCCTCGAATATATGTGTACAAGGGCGAAATCGAGATAAGGGATGTTGACGGTAACGGCGATAACCTTATGAAACTTGTGGAATCGCTCGAAACGCAATCGGTGCTAGACTTGTTCGCAAACGCAGGAATCAGCGTTTTAAAGACTAACGGGCCTAACGACTTGCCGGCATTGCAGCAGACGAAATGGAGGCGCGAGAGCGTCCTCACGCTTGAAATGACTTGGGCGCGTGCGTACACCGGGAGCGACCTTACCATTGAAAGCGTGGAAATCACCCAGGTGGAAGTAAACGGCACCATTGATTCCGAAAACGAAATAATTGTGGACGACAAAAGAAATGTTTTGCAATCCGAAGAATTTTTAAATAAATTTATAATTGAAACAACGGAGGCGCCAAATGGCACTTAAAGACATCGTGAACATTAACATTACAAGGCAGACGACTTCCGTGGCGGTTGCTGCGTTCAATGTTCCCCTAATCCTTTCCACCTTTGCCACGAGCAAAACCACAACCGCGTTCACCCGCGCCCGCTCCTACGGCTCCGTTAAGGAAATGACCGATGACGGCTGGGCAAGCACCGACGCCGTTTACAAAATTGCAAACGCAATTTTCTCGCAGAACCCCAGCGTTTCCCGCGTTGTGGTTGGGCGTGCCGACAGCGGCGATGCCGACGTTGCCGCCAGCATGGCAGCAATTCAAAACGAGGATAATTCCTGGTACGGCGTGGCGGTTGACCAGGCCATGGCTTCGGACTTTGCCGCCATTGCCGCCTGGGTTGAAAGCGCCAATCGCTTCTCGGTTCTTTGGACTACCGACCCGAACACCTACGACGCCACCAAATCCACCGACCTGGCTTCCACGCTCAAGGCGCTTTCCTACGACCGAACGGCGGTTATTTGGCACGCGCAGCCTTCGGATGGCGCGGACTACCCGGACGCCGCGTGGATGGGCGAAGGCTTCCCCTACGACCCCGGAACCAGCACCTGGGCGTACAAAACGCTCAAGGGCGTCAAGCCGGACAACATTTCCGGCAAGGAAACCACGTTGCAGAACAAGAACTGCAACTACTATTCCGAAGTGGGCGGCGTGAACATTACGCAGGAAGGCAAGGTTGCTTCCGGCGAGTGGATTGACATTATCATCGGAACGGACTGGATTGAAGCCCGCCTCCGCGAGGCCGTCTATTCCGCGCTCGTGAACAACCGCAAAATTCCGTATGACGACAGCGGCATCACTCTTATCGAAGGCCTTGTGAAGGGCGTGCTGAACCAGGCCGCCGCCGCTGGCATCTTGCAGGCCGACTCCATCGTGGTGACGGTCCCGCGCTATGCCGACATCCCGCAGGCCGACAAGATCGCCCGCAAGCTGCCTGACGTGAAGTTCACTGCACTCTACCAGGGCGCCATCCACCGCACCACCATCAACGGCACGATTTCCGTGTAATCTATAAGGAGAAAAAATCATGGCTAATCTTCCCGTAAGAACTTTCGACCCCAAGCTGGTCGTGATTACCTTCGGCGCGCTCTCGATTTCGGGCTATGCCGAGGGCACGTTCGTATCCGTGAACCGCTCCGGCGATGCTTTCACCAAGAGCAAGGGCGCAGGCGGCGACATCGAGCGCGTGAACCGCAACCAGGGCGATTTCGAAGTGACCGTCACCTTGCAGCAGACTTCTCCCACGAATGCCGAGCTTTCGGCCATCCTCGCTGCGGACCAGGCCTCCAACGCTGGCGTATGGCCGCTCACCATCAAGGACATTCTCGGACAGACCCTGTTCTTCGCCCCGGAGGCGTGGATCAGGAAGGACCCCGAATGGGAGGACGGCGACGACCTGAATTCCCGCGCATGGGTATTCGACACCGGCATCGCCGCAAACCTCGTCGGAGGTAATTAACCCATGCTCTCCCCGATTACTAAAGAAATTGACAACTTCTCGGTCCGTTTCAGGCCGCTTCCCGCAACAAAGGCCTTCACCCTCGCGAAGAGGGTGGGAGCCCTTGTTCTCCCGCTCTTGAAGAGCTTTGACCTTTCGAAGCTTAACGCCGAGGTGGACTTGAACTCCATCATTGACGGCGTCATCGAAACTCTCTCCGGCCTTCCTGATGATAAGGCCGTGGGCATTATCGTCGATAGCCTGCAAGGCTGCACGATTGTCGCTCCCGGAAAGCCCGCCATCGAAATCAACGGGATTTCGGACGTGGACGAGGTATTCCAGGGAGAACTTGAGGCGATGTATTCCATCGTGCTCGAAAGCTGGAAGTATAACAAGCTCGCCCCTTTCAAGTTGGCGGCTCGCTTTGGGTTCCAAACGACTCAAACGGATACCTCAAGCGAAGCCGCAAGCACGCCGAGAAAGCCTGGTCCAGCATTGGCCTTGTAGGGACGCTTGCACCCGAAGTCGAGGAGCGTTGGCCCATATTACGCCTGGTCGTGGATATGGGCTTGCCCTTGAGCGAAGTCGAGCGCATGGACCTCAACGACATCCGACAGCTAAATGCGGTCCTGGATATGCGAAGGGACCACGACAGCGCCGCGGATGCGTGGCAGGCCGAAAACGTGAAGAAATCACAGAAGGAACGCACCAGTGGTAATTGAGGAACTATACACTCGTCTCGGGTTCAAGGTAGACCCGAAGGGCATTGACAAGGCCAAGAGCTCACTCTCCAGCTTCAAGAAGTGGGTGGGTGGTATAGCCCTGGGAGCAGGTTTTGTGACTTTGGCAAAGACTGGCCTGGACGCTGCAATGACGATGGAGTCGCTGAATGCACAATTCACGGTCATGGCAGGGTCCGCAGAGCGTTCCCGAGACTTGCTTGCCGAGATTTCGGACTTTGCCGCAAAAACGCCATTCTCGAAGTTGGGGCTAGCGGACGCTAGTAAGACGCTCATGGCGTTCGGTCTGGAAGCCGACAATGTTGTCCCGACGCTCAAGATGCTGGGAGATGTCGCTGGAGCCGACCAGAACAAGCTAAATGGCCTCGCATTGGTGTTCGGACAGATACAAAGCACCGGCAAGCTCATGGGCCAGGATTTGCTCCAGCTCATAAATCAAGGATTTAACCCGCTCACCGAAATATCGAAGCAGACCGGCATTTCTGTTGCGAAGCTGAAAGACGCGATGGCGCAGGGGGCTATTTCCGCTGACATGGTGACTGCCGCGTTCAAGTCCGCGACAAGCGAGGGCGGTCTCTTTTACGGAAATCTCGAAGCACAGAGCCAAACGCTTCAAGGTCGTATTTCTACCTTGAAGGACAATTTCGTAACCGCCTTGCAGAACATGGCCGAGGCGTTCATGCCGCTATTGAAGGCTGGAGTCGATATGCTTGTCGCGTTCGACTGGACCCCGATTGTGGCAAGCATCCAGTCCGTCGGCGAAGCCATGAGCACGCTTCCAGAGATGCTGGAAACGATTGCGACCTGGGCCCGCCGTCTCGCGCCGCTGGTGTATGCCGTTTTCGCTCCTCGCATAAACGCCATGGTTATGCAGTATGTAGCGTCTATGCGGTCAGCGATTATGTCGTCGGGTATCTTTGCCAGAGTCCAAGGCGTTGTGCAACGCGCGGCGCTTGCAAGCGGTGCCGCCATGGGATACCAGGTGACGGCCATCGGGCTCCTAAAGTCCGCGATGTTTAGCCTGAAGGCGACCGCGGTTTCGTCGTTCAAGGCGATAGGGCTTGCCATGAAAACGGCACTCGGCCCGATAGGTATTGCGCTGATGGCGATTGAAGGCTTCGTCGAGGCGTACAACTATTTGAGCGGGAAGGCCGAACGGGATGCCACCGAGGACCAGCTTCGGCAGGCGCGGGGCGTATTCAAGAACGCCGCGGTCTATGACAGGAAAACCCGCGAGCAGGTCGTGACGGATGCCGAGAATCGTCTCGCAAAGAACCGGCAGCGGGTGGAGGAGCTCCAGGAGATAGCAGGTCGGGGTGGACCCGGTGCCGGAGAGGCATCGAAGGAGCTTGCAAAACTTAGCGAGGAAATAAAGGGGCAGGAGTCGTGGGTCAATGCCTTGAAGCAGGTGTACACGGAATTAACCGGCCTTGAGTGGACTTCGAGAACCTGGGAATGGGGCGTGAAGGACCCGAAGCTGGGTGGCGACAACCGGGAATTTTTGGCGGCCTTTGCCGATTTGGAAAAGGTCATCAAGGACTCGGAAAATGCAACAAAGAAGCAGACGAAGGCTACCGAGGACAACACCCGTGCGCAGCAGAAGTTCGATATTTCCGCGCTTTCTAGGCAGGCGTTTGACGCAGCCTTCAACGTAAAACTCCGCGACCTTACCCTGGGGGCTATATAATGTATAGCGTTATCGGTGCAATATACCAGGCAATCGCTGGGAGACAGCAGCTACCGCAGCACACCTGCCTTTTTTACCGAAAGGAAGGCTACTCCGTGGGCGGCGTTTCTCTCGACCTTATTCTTGACGAGAACCATTCCAAGTCCGCAGAAGTAACCGAGAATCCGCTGCAAGACGGCAGGGCCATCTCGGACGGCATCTATGTGAAGCTCCGCGAAGGCTCGCTCACCGGTCTCGTATCAAACCACTCGCTGAAGCATACCGAGGATATAGCCGAGGAAAACCGGAACGCCGAGGGCATCCTGAACATCGCTCAATGGCAGCCGCTGAAGAACCGCGCCGCCGAGGCATGGAACGAGCTCAAGGCGGTAATGGATGCGAAGCAGACGGTCACTATCGTTACGGCCCTAGAAGTCTACGAGAACGTGGCGGTCACCAACATCGAGACTACCCTTGACGGAGAGAGCGGCGACGCGCTCGCCATCCGGCTTACCTTCAAGCAAGTAAAGACGGTCCAGCTCCGCGAGGACAAGGTGACGGCGCAGGTGCAGCCCGAGAACATGGAAAGCGACATCAACCGTGAAACCGCCGTCGGAGTGGATGGCGGGCAGAAGGTCGGAGAGCAACCTACCGAAGCAGACATGAAACAACTCATTCCGGGGGTGCAGTAATGCTGAAAATTCCTTTTGACGCATCGAGAAGCGCAGACCAGAATTTCCGCGTGCTCATCCCCGAGCGGATGGTGATTTCCTTGCGGCTGGTATGGAATACCCGTGCATCCGCGTGGTTCATCACGATTTCTTCGGAGCGTGGCGAAATAGGCGCCTTCAGGATTGTCGAGCGCTGGCCCATCCTTTTCTCTCACAAGGCGATTTCCCCCATCGACGGCGACATTATCGCCCTCCCTCTTTCCGATGGCAAGGGAAAGCCCTTGAGCCAGTATGACGCGCTTGGCGAGTCCTGGGGTCTTTTCTGGCTTTCTCCCGAAGATGTGGCGAACTGGAAGGTGGCGAATGGTATGGGGTAGACAGATAAGGATGGAGGCCCGGAATTCGGACGGGGTCCAGGTGGATGTTTCCGCCCTGCGCATCGACGCTCGATGCGTGCGCTCCCGCGTATTCGACGACAACGAGCTTGAGGCTACCATCCACGGCGCGAGCGACGATACCATCGCAAAGTTTCTCAAGAGAGGCACGAACGTAGCCCTCTATGCAGGGTATGAGCAGGGGGCCGAGCCTGGGCTCATTTACCAGGGCAACATCATCGACTCGAAAACGTACCGCAGCGGGACGGAAATCCTGACCGTGATCCGATCCATCGCGATGCGCTCCTTGACGCGCCCGTTCACTTGCACTCCGGTATGCCTTCATTTCAAGCCGGGCTCCGATGCAGGGCAGGTCGTCCGGGCCATAGCGAACATCCTTGGGCTTGTGCCGATAGGCGCAGAAATGGCCTCCGAGGTAAAGTTCCCAGCAGGATGGACTTTTGCAGGCCCGGTTTCGCAGGCCATGAAGAGGCTGGCGCAGGATATGCGCACGAAGGGCGTGGGCTTGTATGTAGACCTGGCCCAAATGGTGATTTTTAAATACTCGGGAGACTCTTCCTATTCCATCGCGTATATTTCCCCGGAGAGCGGCCTGCTGAACCTTCAGGATACCACGGACTACGTGGAAGCCGCCCGCTCGAACTTGGCGAGCCTTGCGAGCAAGGTTGGCGAGGCTGCCGGGAAGGGCGACGATGTAATCCTGAAGCCCGAAGATACGGACGACGCCTATAAACTCCTTGACAAGATTTTCACGAACATGAAAAAGACCTACTCCGCCCGCACGATGGTGATGCCGAAGGTGACCCCGAATTCCCTGGTGCATATTGCCGACAAAGGCATGGGCGTGGACGGGCTTTTCGTCGTGGATAGGATGGAAATTGCCGTCGGCAACGGCCCGGACTCTTCATTCGCTATGGACTTGAACCTTATAGAGGCATAATATGAGCATGGCATCGGCACTTGACACATATATGACCGTGGCCTTTTCCTCGGTGCATACCTCTATACCCGCTACCGTCGTGAAGTATGACGAGGGCACGCACCGCGCACAGGTTAAGCCTTCGGTGCGGATGCTCATGGATAACGGCATCCAGATAGAGCTCCCCGAGCTCATGGACGTGCCGGTGGTATTCCCTTCCGGAAAATTCTTTGACCTGGAATTCCCGCTCGACAAGGGTGACGGCGTTCTGCTCCTTTTTGCCGAGCAGGACATTTCGGCATGGAAGAAAGGCGACTCGCCTGCGGTCCCGGCTACGGCCTCGCGCTTCAACCTTGACTCTGCCATCGCCATCCCCGGCTGCTCTTCGAAGCCCTCGAAGGGGAAAGCCCGCATCACGATAGACAAGGACGGCGTGATTACCTGGACGGCAAAGAAGTTCGTTTTTGACGGCCAGGTGGTAGCGACCGGCGACGTAATCGCTCGCGGGGATGTATTCTGCGGGCCTGCTCCGTCCGGCCCCGGAGTATCCTTGTCGCAGCACATCCACCCGACGGCGGTCGGCCCGACAAGCCCGGCAACTCCAGCACCAATTCCACCGGAGGCATAGAAGATGGCTCTCAATTTGACGCAATTTAAAAAGGATCTCAAGGATGCCCTTCTGACGGCCCAGGAAAAGAACCAGGTCGACAACCTCACGGAAGACCCGAAGGATGCCCCCGCAGTCGCCATGGGCAACCTGGCGGACGAACTCGCGACGGTGATTGACGCCTACATCAAGACGGCAACAGTGAGCACGACCGTGAGCACGACGGTCACCGGCACTTGCGCTACACCTGCGGGAGCTGGAACTATTGCAGGCACCGGCTCGGGTTCTGGAACGGGGAGCCTCTCATGATCGCGTCCGATTTCCGAAAATGGGGGTCGGGTGAGTGCCGGAACGGGTTTGGAGTGGGCCACCCGGCCTCCTCTTTGATTTTTCTTTTTGAAGATGTTTTTGTGTGAAAATAGGGCCAAAATAAGTTATATTTAGGGAATAGAAAAGGGAACCTGGAAAATGCAGCTTGCGCTTGAGACATCTACATGGGATTTGCATCTCGACAAGACGGGCAATATCGCCACGCTTTCCGATGCCGTCGCGCTCCTTTCGCAGCGCATCCAGTGCAGATTGCAGACTTTCAGGGGAGAGTGCTTTCTCGACCGCTCGATAGGCGTGCCCTACTATTCCGAGGTAATGAAGAAGAACCCCGATCTCGGGCGCATCCGTTCCCTGCTTGCAGCCGTCATCGCTGGGGTCGAAGGCGTGAAGAAGGTGCTTTCCCTCGATTTGCAGTTTGCGGCTTCCACTAGGACTTTGACCGTGCGCTTTCGGGTGCAAGGCACTTCAGGGGAAATTGCCGAAGGAGCGATTTAAAAAATGGAATACGTGACCGATACAGGGCTGAAGAAAAAGACCCTCCAGGAACTCCGCATCGAGACCGAGAACGACCTCAAGCAAGACTTTGGCGTCGGCTTCGAGACTTCCGTCGATAGCCCGAACGGCCTGCTCATCTCGCAGCTCGCGCTCGCAAATAGCCGCCTCTGGGACCTCGCGCAGGAAATCTATTCTTCGCTCGACCCTAACCAGGCTACCGGCACTGCGCTCGATGCAAGGGCCTCCTTTAACGGAGTAACCCGAAAGCCTGCCGAGGCCTGCACCGTCACCGCCATGCTCTACACCGAGGATGAGAGCGCCACCATCCCTGCTGGCTCGATAGCGAACCGGCAGCGTGGCGACCTCGACTTTGCGCTTGACGAGGCCGTGAGCATCGACCGCGCGTCATGCGCAGAGCTGATGCTCGATATTTCCGATGTGGAGTCCGGCACCTATACTCTTGAATTTTCGTTCGGGAATGTATCCTGGGACACTACGTCATCCACGACTCTCGCTTCGCTTATTACTACCGCAGGCGGCATCGCTGAAGAAACCCCTCGCGGGCTTCGCGTGACCTATTCCAGCGGCTCGGTCGGCCTGACCGGAAGCATCCCCGACGGCGTGATAGTTCAGGCGGGAATGCCCGGAAAATTTACCGCAGTATCTACCGGATACCAGACCTGCGAAATCGGTGAGCTCGACAACATCCCTACTAGCGTGGACGGCTGGAGCTCGGTCTACAACTACGAGGCGGGAACGCCCGGCGCCGATACCGAAACCGACGTCTCGCTCCGCGTGCGCCGAGAAGCTGCCGCGAAGGTTAAGAAAAGCAAGGCTACCGACCCCGCCACCGAGGCGGCCCTGCTCGATGTTCCGGGCGTGACTACGGCCCGCGTTTTCAGCAACAGGGGCTTCGATACGAATGCCGACGGCGTGCCCGGGAAATCGTTTACCTCTCTCGTCGTTGGCGGCACCGATGCCGATATAGCCCGTTGTATTTACGAGAACCAGCCCTCGGGCATCCAGTCCTGGGGAAATACCTCGGTGAACGTGACGGATAGCCACGGCTTTGAGCAGCAGATTTCCTTCAGCAGGCCGACGCCGAAGTATCTCTGGGTCAAGTTCTACTATCATGTCTACGACGAAGAAGTTTTCCCCGGAGCGGATGCAATCAAGACGGCCATGGTCGAATGGGCTGACAAGCAGTACACGCTGGGCAAGGATGTCATCCCGACAAGAATTCCGGGCGGCATCTACGAGCTCGTGGCGGGCGTAGGCGTTTCGATGGCGCACGTCGCCATTACGGACAGCCCGGACACGGTTCCTTCCTCCGGCGACTACTCGTGGGATACTGCGCTGGCTATCCCGCCGTTTGCGTATGCGGTTCTCGAAGAGGACCGGATCGAGACTATCCTCGAAAATGATTAAAGTTTATAGAAATTAGGGTGCAGGCATAATGAGCGAAGTCATCACAAGCTATTCGGAAGCGCAGCGCAAGTATGTGCCCGAGCAATACAAGCGGAGCGAGAAGCTGCTCGGCTTGATAGATTGCGACCTTGCGATGGCAGACGAAATCGAGAAGGCCCTGCACGAAATCGGGGACTCGTTTACACTTGATGATGCCGTCGGTCCGATGCTCGATTTTTATGGAGCCTATGCCGGAGGATTTTCCCGCCGCGTGGGCGAAACTGACGACCAGTTCCGCGCCCGCATAAAGCTAGGAACCGGAACCGAGGACCTGCCTACTCTTGAGGCGGTCTACAATTATTTCGAGCTTGCGCTAGGCATTACCGATGTCGGTCTTTTCCCGGTATGGCCCGCAGGGCTTTATTTTGTTATTTTGCAGGGCTCCCCGGAGATAGATGCCGAGGACCTGGAAAATATCGCGGCGGCTTCGGGTGTCGATTTTGGGCAGGGCACATTCCTCTCTTGCGAGGATGGTGAACCCTGGGGGCTCATAGTCCTGGAGGACAACGGGCAACCGATTGTCGTGGACCAGCGGTGGCCGGATACTTTGTATGAACTTGTGGATGATGATGGAAATTACCTAGTGGATAGCGAAGGGAATCACCTTGTAGCATTGGACTTTTTAACCACAACCTAGTGGAGAAAAATTATGGCAACGAAAAGAATCAAAGACCTCACATCTACTGCAACGGCGGAAGACCTCCTATCCGGCCGATATGGAGTATTGGACACCCCGAACATAACTAAAAGGTTGCCTGGGAATTTATTGGGCGGCGGTGGCGGCGGCGGTGGAGATACAGGTATCGTAGTATTTGAGGTATCTTATTCCGAAAGTATTGCCGATTATGTTTACCCTACATATGAAGAAGTGGCTTCTGCTGTGTCGGCAGGTAAGATGCCTGTAATACTATTGTACGTGCATAATAGTCCGATTCGGCGTTGTTTTGTGTTTAGGTGGTTATCCGGGGGCTACGCCCATTTTGACAATGACAGTCAGTGTGTTGAAATATCTAATGCAAATGTCGTGAAAACTGGATATATCAACGATAAGAACTTGGCAGCAGATTATGACCCGACTGCTACTTATAATGTAGGCGATTATTGTATGTATCATAATGAGTTGTTTGTATGTACTACGGATATATCGGTTGCCGAAGAATGGGATGGTTCTCATTGGCAGCGTACACGTATGTCCGATATAGTTGGCAATGTGGAAACCCTCTTGGCTGCGTTGTAAGGAGGTGATAAGATGAGTATCGCAAGCGAAATTACAAGGTTGCAGGGCGTGAAGTCCGACATATTGCAGGCCATAAGCGATAAGGGCGTTGTGGTTCCTGCGGGTAGTGCGTTGGACGATTGTCCAGTCCTTATTGCTAGTATTAGTGGCGGTGGCGGTGGTGGCGGCAATGGTGTATATTTACAGGCGATTCTTCCGGTTTCCGGCGGAAGAGTGCTTGTCGTGGACGAAAATGGGTATATCGGTTGTAAAAGTCTCCCGACATATTATCCTTCAGCTTATACCAGTTATGCCTTTGTAGTAAGCGGTGCAGATTTTTCGAGTTCAGGTCTTGGCCAAGTAACTTTGGTTACTCCGGGAACGGCTGATATTGGAGGTCGTTCTTACCGAACTGTGTCTATTAACGGTGTCATTTGGATGGCTGAAAATCTTGACTTTAAGGCTTCTGGTATTGACATTGGGCCGTCTGGATCTCCTGGAACTCCCGCTGCATGGTACTACAATAACAGTGAAAGTACCTATGGCGAAAATGGCAA